CGGAAAGAGGAATGGAGGTGACGCCGTACTGCTCGAACAGCTCCACGTCGTCCTTGCTTTCCCCCTCCAGGATACTGACCTGCATGCGCTGGCGGCGCTGGCCCGGCTTGGTCAGCACGACCGTGCACCGGGCGATTGGACTGTCGTTACTCATGAGTTCTTCTCCCAATCCGCAGGCAGCAGGTATTCGAAGCCGTCTTTCGACTTCTTCAATTTCATGCGCTTGCGTTTGTCATTTGGTTCTGGCTCGAAGCCATCAGGGGGCGCGACTTTCAGCACCGCCGTGGTACCGGCCGAGCGAGAGCGCTTGTAGTTCACCTCGGAGATCAGCATGTCGCGGTCGAAACCGATAATTCGGTCAACCACCCGTACCACCATGTTCGGCAGCCACAATGTGCCATTGGACTGGTGCCAGCCCTGCACGGCATAGGTTGTTTCGAGCGCGCGGCTGATCCGGCTTTCTCGCTCCCAATCTGCGCGCCACTGCGCCAATTCTTTGGTGATCTGACCGGACTCCCGGATGACCAGACGCCGATAGCGAGACACTCGCGTGTCCACTGATGACGCCGCGACCTGTGCGCTGTTCTCCTCATCGTCGTCATCATCACTGCCGGACTGCTGCCCCTTGGCCACGTATTCGGAGAACACGTTGGAGAAGTCGAGATCCGACTCCCCTGACAGGACGTTCTCCCCATAGTCCAGCCGATCATGCGCACGCCCGGCGCTGCCAGGACTGACCATCACCATCCGCCCGCGCCCATCATCCATCGCCAGCAACCGCGATAGGGTCAGCAGACGATCCAGGGATTCGAAGACGGTCTCCCCAGGCTTCACGGTGTGATCCTTGACCATGGTCCGGTCGCCCGCCTCATTGACCACCGTGATGCCATACGGCTTCACCAAGGCACGTGCAATACTCTCGATGGTCTGATTGCGCCACTGCCCCGGCTTGTCATCAGGGCAGCAGTCCACCAGATCTGCGGTCAGGGCACGCCCTTTGATCGAGAGTGATATCGACTTGGCGTCATAGCGAATCGGCGTGCCGAAGACATAGCCCGTCAGGATTAACTGCCCATCGATACGCACTTCACATCGATCACCCTGGCGGACACGCACTTCACCGCGCTGGTTCTCCGGCCAATCCCAGGTCACCGTCAAGGTAAAATCCCGCGCCAGGCGCAGGACACCCGCACCGATATCGACATCCATCCAGCCGGCGTAGTCTTGACCGTTGACGTTCAATGTCACGATTCCTTGATCTGCCATTTACGTCCTCGCCACTTGCAACTCGACGGCCGGCACAAAGCCAGCGTGCCGAATACGGTTTCGCGCAACGATCTCGTCCCCGCGAGAAGCATCGCCATAGAGGCGATAGGCCAACACCACTGCCGGCACCGTGGCCGCAGGCGTTTCCGTGCGCAGCCTCACGCCGGCACGCGCGACAGCCGACAGATGGGCATTCACTGCTTGGCGCGCCGCATCGAGCGTCTCGTAATGCTCCAGGGGCGAGTACAGGGCATATTGAAAGATCGCTTCGCCCAGCTCGTCCCGCGCGCTCGCGATGTCATCGGCCACCGGCACCTCTGCCACCGTTACCGTCGTCGCGGCTTGGGTATCCAGGCTTGGCGTCACGCTTGCCGTGGCAGCTGCCTCGGGGATCGGCACCGCAGCAGCTTCCAGCATGCCGTTGTAAGTCGCCGCGTCTTGCATCAAGGCCACCAGCGCAGTTTGGACACCCTGTGCATCCTGCCCGCCCGAGACCGGTGCCTCGGCCAGCGAGGTGATGGCCGCACCGCTGCCGGAGACAGCGCTGCTGGAACTACCAAAGCTGCTGAAGGGCCGCTCCAGATCCGCCAGCGTCGAGAACACCGTCGCGCCGAACGAGGACGGCGCGTTCATCAGAGAATCGGCCATGGCAGAGGCGGACGAGAACAGCGAAGACAGTGGCTTGATGTAGTTATTGACCGCGCCGTACACCGCCGCAACGTTCGCCTGGATCGCTGCCACCTTCACTCTGGCCATATTCACTGCCGCCATCGCCTGAGAGAACCGGCTGAGTGCAGACTCTTTCACCGATGCTGCAGACGTCTGCACTTGCTGGCCCGTATTGGCGGTCGGCGTGGGAAAGCCAAGTTCCCCGCCCTCCACGAACACCAGCTCGAACCGAACGACACCGCCTTCGTCTCTGCTATGGCTGGCGGTACAGTCGCTGGTGGCCGTGACTTTCATCCGGCCATACCAGGGGTGGATCAACTCGCCTTCCCCCGGCTTATCGAGTGCCGCCAATAAGGCATCGCGCTCATCCAGGCACGTCGGGCCAATGACGAAGGCAGCGAAACGAATGGTGCGCGTCTTGCGTCCCATGTCCTCCACGCGGGGCTTGTCTTTACCCGGATACTCGAACACCACCACATCCCGACCGACTGGAGTGGTTTCGGTATCGACCCGGAACGGCACCCCACGGAAAGAGGCCGGCTTCAGCCGTTTTTTCCAATCGCTCATTAATTCCGCCCCAATGTTCTGTAGCCGACCTTCGGCGTGATGTTCAGGCCTGGCTGGTTGGACTGGCCGGTATCGACGCGCATGCCCGCTGGTGCCTCTTCGAAGCGCACCACCATCTCACCCTTCATGTTCGCCGTGGCACCAGCCCGCCCAGCACCCGCAATGAGTTGCTGACGCCATGCGGCAAGACCGCCGCCTGATTGCGACGGTGCATCGCCTGCGCCAGTCCCATCGCCCGCAGCAGTCACTCTCGGGAACACACCAGGCGCCCCCGAGGGAGCCCCGCCACCAGGCATGCCGGCGACGACCGGCACCTTGCGACTGAAGACGAAGTTGAAACCGTCAATCAAGGGTTGGACGTAGGGGCGGATGCGGTCCCACATCTTCCGGAACCAGTCAACGATGGGCTCCCAGTTCTTGATGATCATGCCCAGCGGCGTGAAGCTGAACACCGTCTTGATGAACTCCCATCCCGCTGCGAAGCCGGATTTGACCACTTCCCACATCTGGCCGAAGAACGGCCCGACAGAGCGCCAATTCGCAATCAGGAAGCCGGCCGCCAGCGCAATGAGACGCATGGCAATGCCGATAGGAGTCAGGTTCGAGACGGCCAGGAACAGCTTCGTCGCCATGGTGGCGCCCAGCACCGCGATACGCAGACCGACGAAACCCACCGCAGCGCCCACCAGCCCTTTGATCAGCCAAGGATTGGCCGCTGCCATCGAGGCGATCCCATCCGTGATCGGACCGGCCACCGCCAGCAAGCTATTGAGCGGCGGCAACATCACGTTGCCGACGTTGATACCGAGCGCAATTACCCGGTTCGTGAACAGCTGAATGTTGTTCGCCGTGGTCGCCGCCCGCGCCGCATACTCCTGGTTCATGGAGTTGGCAAACTGGGTAGCGTCCGTAACCTTGTCCAGGTTCTCCTTCAGCTTGTCCAGGTTCGTCAACATCGGCGCAATCGCCTCAATCGACTCCCGGCCGAAGAGCTGCTGCAGCACTGACGCCTGCTTCGGCTTATCGACCTTGCTGACCGCCGTCAGCACGCGCAGCATCGTCCCCTGCGCGTCCTTCTGCATGTCGACGGCCAGCTTCTTAGCATCGAGGCGCAGCGCCTTGAAGGTTTGCTGCTGTTGCTTGGTGGCCGATGCACCCGCCGTCAAGGTCAGGAAGAAGTTCTTCATGCCGGTGGCCGCGACATCCTCCTGGATGCCGACACCGGCCAGCGTGGCGCCCATGGCCGCGATCTGGCCCGAGGCCAGGCCCGCCACCTCGGCCAGCGGACCGATGCGCGTCACGATGGCCGAGATCTGCTTGGCCTTCGCGGGACCGGTGTTGCCGAGATAGTTGATCTTGTCAGACAGCGCGACGACCTCATCCTGTGTCATCCGGAAGGAAGTGCGCCACTTCGCCATCATCTCGCCGGCCTCAGTCGCCGTCTGATCAAAGGCCACACCCATCTTGACCGCATCCTCGGCAAAGCGCGGCAGCTCGCTACGATCAAAGCCAGCCTGCCCACCGGCTGCCACGATGGCGGCAATATCCTTCGCGGCCATCGGCAGGCGCCGCGACATCTGCAGCACGTCCTGGTTCATCTGCTTGAACTGGGCCGGCGTATCGAAGTTGACCACCTTCTTGACATCGGCCATGGCCGACTCAAAGTCGATGGCCGATTTCGTAGCGGCGATCATGGTGGCCGCGAAAGCCCCCCCCTGGACCAGCTCGCCGAGCGAGATCTTCTCGCCCAGGCTGCTGGAGGTCAGCTGCTTCCGAAACGATGCGATGTTCTTCCGAATGCCGGCCAGCGTCGGAGAGAGCTTGTCGACGCCGGTGATCAGCGCCTTCAACTGAAATTTATCTGCCAT